ATGGCAATTGTATGTGCGCCGAAGCGCATGCCGCATCGTTAAAGGCATGCAAATCGCAAGTCGGCAAGGCGTTAAAAGAGTTGGAAGAAGAAAGGAAAAGCAGATGATTGAATTAAAACCATGCCCGTTTTGTGGCGGAGCAGGGGAAATGCACCCCTCATGTTTTGGCCATTTTACCTATGAGGCGTTCGTTTGTTGCTCCGAGTGTGGCTGCAAAAGTCCATCATCGCACTATGATGCGAAGATTTTTATGCCGGAGAACATTGTCAAGGCCGCAGAAAACTGGAATAACCGACCATCAGAACGCGCTAACGCGCAGATGCTTGACGCGCTGGAAACGGCAGACGCGCTTATCCACCGCCTGCTAATGGGCGCTGATTATGCGCAGAAAGAGTGCGAAGAAATCAGAGCGGCCATTCGTGCCGCGAAGGGGGAAGTATGAAAGCGATTAAACCCATTACAGCAACTCCAGCGGGTGAGGTTGTGCCGATTAAAATGGTGCAATACGGCACAGTGATGGCACTTGAGCTGAAATTTGAAAAGATCGAACGCGAGAACGCCAAGCTGCGGAAGCTGGTTGAGCAAAAAGACGCAGCATTGAAACAGGCGCTTGTTTACGCCGAAGCGCACGCCAACAGAACCGGCGATAAACATGCTAAGAAAGACGTTGGTGCGATTAGAGCCGCGCTCGAAGCGGCGGAAAGGGGCGAGTGATGAGCAAGACACCGAGAACTGATGAACATATATTACACCATGGCAACGGAAATTGGCATCCATCTGCCTTTGTTCTCGCAAGTTTTGCCCGCCAGATTGAAACCGAGCTTGCCGATGCGCGGGCTGAGATCGAGCGGCTGAATAAAAACCTGCGTTTGCTGTTGTGCAAAACACACTTTGATAAGTGTGAGGCCGGGCTTTTTAATAGTAAAAATCCCGATGATGAGCCGTGTTTAATCTGCCTGATGAATGCGGCAGAAAGGGGCGGGGGATTATGAAATACAGAAAAAAGCCGATTGTGATTGAAGCCTTTAGAATGGGAATAGACCCGAGACCTGATTGGTTCCAGAGCGAAGTGACAAAAAACAGGATTATTACACATCTGGTCGATGACGCGATCGACGACGGCAACCCGTGGAATCACAAGAAGACCTATTGCACGATTAAGACGCTTGAAGGAGACATGATCGGAAGCTATGGCGACTACATTATTCAGGGCGTTCGGGGTGAAATATACCCATGTAAGCCGGATATTTTTGAGGCCACCTACGAAGCGGCAGAACGGCCCGCTGAGGCAGAGCGCGAAAACCTTGTCTTCTTCACTCTTGCGCTGAATGAGCTAAAGAAACAGCTTGCCCATGCCAGAGCTGAAATCGAAGAACACCACGAGCTGGTAAGGATGTGTCACAATCGAACCATGGAGGCCGACAAGCTATGGCAAAAAGCGCACAACAAGCCCGATGTGTGGCCCGACCTGGGTGTTCTGATTGAATGGTTGATGAATCTAATCAAGACACCGGCAAATTGCGCAGAAGAACTGGGCTGTGAACGCAAAATATATTACGGCTGTTCGGGATGTCAGGTGTTTAAACCGAGGGAGATTAAAAAATGAGCGAAGCTGAGCAAGTCTTGAAGCGGGCATTAGCACACGAGCAAAAGCTGAACGAAACCTTGCGCGAAAAGGTTTTCGAACTGGAGACCGAAATCAAAACGCTGCAGCTTAAAATCATGGCGAAATACGCAGCGCAGGTTGATGATAACTAATCCATACCCCCGGAGAAATCCGGGGATTTTTTGTTTTAGGCAACCAGCGCAAAAAAGAAGCCCGCCGAAAAAAGGCGGGCAATTTGAGAGGATCTTTGAGAGGATAGCGAAATTATAGCATAGTTTTCCACAAGATACTTTAAAATTTATCAGAAAACTGATAATATGAAAGTATGAGCAGGAAAACCGAAACAACCGCATACGAACAACTATCGCCGAAGCGGCAGCGCTTTGTCGATGAGTATGTTGTCGATTTTAACGGCACGCAGGCGGCCACCAGGGCGGGCTATTCGCCGAAATCAGCTCAAGAACAAGCGGCAAGGTTGTTATCAAATGCTATTGTCAGGGCCGCCGTTGAAGAGCGCAGAAAAAGCATAAAGAGAAAATCAGTCAATCACCGTCACTGGCTGTTGCGTAAGACCAAAAAGATCATTGATAAATGCACTGACGACGGCAGCGACAAATGGAACCCGCAGGGCGCCAACGGCGCAGTCAAGAATATGGTCGATATTCTCGGCCTGAAGACCGAAAAGCACGAAATAAGCGGCGGTATTCAAGTCAGCCACGACCTTAGCAAGCTCTCGGCAGAAGACCTGCACGCGCTGCTGAAGATTTTGGAGCGTGCAAAATGAAGCTGCCGACGATTGCCGAAGTGAAGGCCGAACTTGCCAGGCGCGACTTGATCGAATACGCCTGCATGCAATGGCCAAACTACCGAGCAGCGAGACATCACAAGGCAATCGCCAGCGCTTTGCAACGCGTCGAGTCTGGACAATGCAAGCGCCTGATGATATTCGCTCCACCCAGGCACGGCAAGTCGATGATAACGTCAGAGTTTTTCCCCGCCTGGTATCTCGGCCGCAACCCTGACAAATATGTCATTCATGCAACCTACGCGCAAGAACTTGCCGAAGACTTCGGCCGTAAGATCAGAAATCAGATGGCCGACCCGATGTTTCAAGCGATCTTTCGGGAATGTCAGCTCTCAACCGACAGCGCCAGCCAGAAACGCCTGGCGACATCTCGCGGCGGCAGCTATTTCGCTTTGGGCGTTGGTGGTGCTGCAACTGGTCGCGGTGCCCATCTGCTTATTATCGACGACCCCGTGAAGGGCCGTGAAGAAGCCGACAGCGAAACATACCGGCGCAGGCTCAAAGATTGGTATCGCTCGGTTGCTTACACCCGTTTAATGCCAGGCGGCGCCGTTATTATTATGAACACCCGATGGCACCATGACGACCTGTCAGGCTGGCTGCTCAAAGATCACGCCTCGGAAGGCTGGGAAGTATTATCGCTGCCAGCAATCGCAGAAGAAAATGACCCGCTTGATCGGCAGCCCGGCGAAGCACTCTGGCCCGAAGATTATTCAGCCGATGACCTGTTGCGAATCAAAGAACAATCCGGTTCTCGCGAATGGTCAGCACTCTATCAACAACAACCCACGCCAGACGAAGGCAGCATATTCAAGCTTGAATGGTTCAGGCGATATAAAACCCTGCCGGCTGCACCGCAGCTTATCGTTCATTCCTGGGATACCGGCACAAAAGACGACGACCTGAACGACCCGACCAGCATGACGCGCTGGGATGTTCACCCGGCAGGTCTTTATCTTGCCGACCGCTTTTCTGCTCGCCTGCAGTTCCCTGATTTGGTTCGCAGCGTTCAGGCGATGGCGGCCCGCGACAACCCCGGCGTGATTCTGATCGAAGATAAAGGCAGCGGGCAGCAGCTATTGCAGGTGCTTCAACGCGAAACACGCCTGCCGGTAGTTCCGGTTGTGCCAGATAAATCAAAAGTTATCAGGGCGCAGGGCGTTAGCGGCATTGCCGAATCCGGCCGCGTTTATCTGCCGGAAGTCGCCGCTTGGCTGATCGATTTTGAAACCCAAGTTGCGGCTTTTCCGATGGCACCACACGATGACGATGTGGACTCGATGACTCAAGCGCTGCAATATCTCGCGCAATGGACCGCCACCGCACGCGCTGCAAACAACAAAGCGTGGAACGAAATAGGCAAATCAGGAGAATTATAATGGCCACGAAGATTTCTGAAGAAACACGCAAGAAGGTTCTTGAATACGTCAAAGCCGACATCGACGCGGCAGACCTGTATTACACCGATAACGTCGAGCCGGCATGCCTGAAACGCCTGCAGCGGTTTTACTCGTCGAAAGAATATTACCAAACGCTTTTCCCACAGCTCTCGCGCCGAAGCAGCTTTACCATGTCAGACGTGGCCGATACCGTTTATTGGGTAATCCCGTCGCTGATGAAAATATTCTTTGGCGGCCAAGACCCGATTTCTATTGCTGGCCGGACTCCAGACGATGACGCTGCACCGATGCAGATGCTTTGTTCGTGGCAGCTTCAGAAAAAGAATCGCGGTTTCCTGATCTTTTACCGCTGGTTGCTCGATGCCCTGCAGCTCGGTCATGCCGTCGTTAAAATCAGATGGGAACGTGAGGAAAAGGAAGTCGAAGAATCTGACATCATGGCCGCCGATGACTTTATGGCCGCCAATTTCGAAGCTGTCGGCGTTAAGTTTGTCAGGGCCGAAGAGCAGCCAGACGGCACATACAAAGTCACCGTCAAGACAAACAAACTCGTAAAAAATCAGCCCGTTTTCGACAACGTGCCGGTGTCAGAATTTGCATGGCTGCCAGACTCAGCCGACGTGAAGCGCCTGCAGTTTTGCAAGCACAAGCGCCTGATGACCCGCAGCGAAATTGAAACCAATATAAAGAACGGCATCTTCGAAAAGATCACAGAAGAGCAACTTGCCGTTGCTCGATATATCAGCGACGAAGACGAAACTCTCGAAGAATTCCTGCGCGACGACAACCCATATAACGACGGGGCTGCCGATCTCGATACCAGCCGCATGCAGTTCTGGGTCGAAGAATGTTTCGGCAAATATGACATCAACGACGACAATATCAGCGAAGACGTTATTGTGACAGTTATCGGTGACACAATCGTCAGGATTGAAGAAAACGAACTCGGCCGCCCGCACTTTGCCGTATTGTCGCCTTATCCAGATCAGTATCAGCTCACCGGCAGAACCTTTGATGATCTCATCGGCGAACTGCAGGACATCAAGACCGCGATCATGCGGCAGATTATCGTCAACATTGCCAATAACAACGACCGTCAGGCAATTGTAGACGAACTGGCAATCAACCCTGACGACCTGCGCGACAATCGCAAGTGGTTGCGTGCCAGGGTAACAGGCGACCGACCTATCAGCTCTATCGTTTCTTACCTGCCAGAATCGCCAATGTCACCGGCTGCTATGCCGATGGTTGAATATCTCGACAGCATCAAAGAAAACCGCACTGGCGTTACCAAATACAACCAGGGCCTCGACAGCAAAAGTCTTAACAAAACCGCCACCGGCATAACTGCAATCATGAGCGCAGCGAATCAGCGCATCGAAATGATTGCCCGCATGTTTGCCGAAACCGGCGTTCTCGATCTCTTCGAATTACTGGTCGAAATGAATACCCGCTACATCGACAATGAGCAGGTTGTCAGACTCACCGAAGGCAAAAGCATTGTCATCAGGCCAGACGACCTCAAAGGCGAATACGATCTCGATATTTCTGCAGGCGTCGGCGCAGGCCAGCGTCAGGAAGCAACGCAAAACATGATGCTGCTGCTTTCTCAGATTTACCCGGCTCTGCTGCAGCTTGGCGTGCCGCCTCAAATTATAACTAGCAAGGCGGTCGAAGCAGCGAAAACCCTTGCCGAGCAGATGGGCTATAAAGACGCTTCAAAGATTGTGCCGACACCCGAAGAACTTCAGCAGTTCATGGTGCAGCAGGAGCAAATGATGATGGCTCAGCAGCAGCAGACCGATGCCATGCTGTCACAACTTTCGCCCGAACAGATGCAGGCTTTAATGCAACAGGGAGGCAAACCC